CCCCGCCGCGATTTTCTCGCGGACAGAGGCATTTCGCTTTTTAGTAAGCGTTGTCGCACCAGGGCCGAAGCGAAACCTCAGTTTTTCAAGACTGGGGACATCACCAAGGACGTGGGCTATCAGTTGTTGAGCGCGGTAGAACACCGCATCAACCTCTTTAGGGAACATAAAGCTCCCGGATGCCCACAGCCTGAAAATCTCATTTGTCTCACGACAGAGAGACTCGGCCGACAGATACTTCTCCAGGGCCACCTGCTCTTTGTCGATTCCCAAGTCAAGGAAATCGAGTTTAGAGAAGAACGCCAAAGCTTGCCTCGCATGAGCGAAGTTCGCTACGGTCATCCCAGGTGTGGAGTAGTCTATCTCATAATCACACAGGGTACGGAAACTGTTCTTATGAATCAGAACAGCAAGCTCCTTACCGATAGGCCCACCCATCAGGGCGTGTGATAGTGCGAAGTCCTTGAGCAAGTCGATAGACTCGCTCTCGGAAAAGGTCTCGTCAAAATGCGTAAGTTTGCGCATATATTTTCCTCAGAAAGGCAATGAAAGAGATGGGTCCGCGCGTCAGAGACGCGCCCGCCTAAGCCAGTGAACTACTACTGGCTAGGAGCTACAAGCTGTAGCTCGACGGAACGATCCTCGCGACTGCGTGCGCCATGACTGTTTTTGTAGTCAATGGTAAGCACAACAGCTGCAAGGATCGCAGCCAAGGCTAAAGTGAACGCGAGAAGCTCGCGCACTTTAGGACACTTGGATGAGCTGATCAAAGAGCTCGGGAGAAGGTCCAGTCGTCACAGGTGTGACGGACGTAGACACGCCCCCAGCAATGTTGAGACTCAGCTGTCGCGCAAGGCGACGGCCGTTCACAACTGAACGCTCGTGGAAATAACCCACCTCCTCATGAGTATCCACGTACGCCACTTTCGGTGGCGCAGTGTAGCCAGAGGAGTTTTGACCCGAGACCGCTTCCATGACTGGAACTTCGGTGCGTTGGGTAACCCGGAATACTCCGCTAGGGAGCTTCTTCTTCGTCATGGTCACGCGGATTTGTGCGTAATCAGGGACGCCGGAGAGGCTTTCCTTCCAAACGGCACGAAGAGTGCCGTCTTTTTCACGGAATACGCCCTCACCAACCAAGGTGTGGGACACGGGAGTTGCGGCACCGTCAAATGCGGTGATGTTAGCTTGTTGACCCATAAGGATCTCCTTCTAAGGGATA